GAATGAGAGACGGTTACCTGGTACTAACAAGGGGTCCCCAAAACTATAAGAGCGTAATCTTTCAGCTCTATCGTAGCGAGGATCGTCCTTGAAGTGAAGCACATAGGCTTCATAAAGGGAACGACGAGTCACTGACAGGGGGCTGGAGAACAACTTTGTGTAAAAGTCGTTACCCCAGGCACCTATACTAGCACCTGGACCGACTTTCCCGCGGCTCAAAATCGAGCCAAGGGAGAGTTGAGGTACCGAGTTAGTTAGTAGAAATCGGTAAATGAAGTTCCTAACTTCACCTACTTGTTCCTGCAGTAAAACATCGTCCCTACCGACCACGAGCTTAAAGTCCTTACACCGTTGGTTAACGGCGAGGAACTTTTTAAGGCCAAGAGCCTCGGCATCGTCCTTCAAGAACGTCACATATTTTTTGAATATGGACGACTTAAGGGCTTCCGCTGAGAACTTCTGGTGCTCATACGTGAATGTTCGCGTAAGGTCGTCAACCAGGTCTGAAAGTACTTCATCCGAGTAACTGCTCAAGTTGAGTACTCCTTCACGATGTCACATGGATCGAAGGCTCTCGATCGATGACTGGAGCGAACGCGTCAACGACGCGATGCTACGGTCCTCTCGACGAAGAGCACGGCCAAACAAAGAGAGAAGCAAATTGCGAGAGAGAGACAATGCGACGCCGCAAGGCGACGCAACATCTGACTCAAAGCAATCCTCAGGCCCGTCAAGAGCGACTACGACATGAATCGTAGAGTTCCATCGGGCACTGAGAACAGCTAGTAAGCTATTACTTGAGTATAAGAAACACTCCGAGAATTTCTTCTCGGCGCGCTCAAAATCACTCAAGCATGAGCAAACAGCGTAGCGACGATCTAAGTCAAGCCGATCCTTAGTGTTAACTTCGGAAAGGGAAGAATGAAATTTCATATCTGACCTCATGGTAAGTAGACTGAAAAACGTCTACAGGGTCCGCGGAATGCGGTTTCCCTATGGAACGTCGACTGGTGATAAAGCCTTGACGAAATCGGGATACTTCGCAAGAAGATAACCGAAAGCGACAAGACCGAACCAGCAGTAACGACGACTCTTGAGTGACATTACATCACTCCAGAGACCACCGTGTCACCGATACCAGCAGACTGCTGGGCGATGACTCCGAAGTGCATCGATAGCATCGCGCGGATCTCCGCAGGAGAAGCAGTGTCAGTGCCAGCTGGGACCGCAATAGTGGTCTTAGCTTGAGCAACGACAGAAGCCTGTCCAGACAGAGGTACCGCGCCTTTCCTCGTAATAAGATGATACTCGTTACGGGGGACGCTGCGAAGGATACCCGTCACAGGATCAACGATCGAGAGCGCCTTCAAAACTTTGGGGCGAACGAAAGTTGTAGTGAACGGACTGGATACAGAAGAAACGGAAGCGCCTGTCTGTGTACCGCCAAGGGCGGTGACAGCCACCTGCTTACCGTTGCTATCTGGAGCAGTATCAACCACGTGCGTATACGTAGGCGAGGTGAAACCCGTCTGCGCAGCGCCAGTGACTGGTGAAGTAAT